GCACTGGCACAGACAATAAAGCACTGTTGGATCAGCTGGCGGCCAAGTTGAGTAAGTACAGAAAATCGGAGAAACCTGCAAATGAGCAAACAGAAATTCAAACCCAAGCCGCCGAAACCAAGCCGGGTGAAGCGGAACCAAAAACAGAAACCCCAGTAACGGAGGTAAGCCATGCCATTCCAGTCCAAGGCGCAACAGAAGTTCCTATTCTCCCAGAAGCCAGAGCTGGCGAAGGAGTTCGCGGCGGCAACGCCGAACATGAAAAAATTGCCGGAACGGAAGGGAATGGTCCCGCCGCCAAGCAAGAAGAAATAACCAACCCACTCCTGCGCGCCGCAGCAGGGCTGAAACCTGTCAAACCTGAAGTCAAAGTGGAAAGCAACCTTCCACCACGCGAAGCGGGAAGAGAAGCCCCATTCGGGGAAAACACCCAAGAACGCTCCGCCGCGCGCGAGTCGGATATGGCGTCAAGGGAACAGGCCATTCGAGATCGGTTCGCCAAGGGTGAACTTACTCATCCGGAAGCCACCCGTATGTTGGGTGATCTGGTCGCCGAGGGGGAAGAGTATAGGGCGTGGGCCAGCATCGAACACGATAACAGCGAACCTCAGATGAGTGAGCGCGCGGATGGGCTGGGCGACAAGGACGCAGTGGACACCCAAGCGGCACTAAAAAACGCCAAGACCGTGGGCGAAGCCCTGACCGCAGTTCGCGAGAACGTGTCACCGAAATGGCAGAAGTTTATCGACGGGCTGCTGGCTGTTCCGGATGCGATGTCAGGTAAATTCAGTCTCAGCGGTATCAGCAAGACCAACATCACTACCAACATGGCGCGGCTGGGGGAACACTCCCAAGGTGACGTGACGCTACACAACGGTGCAGGTGTCAGCACGCTGCTGCATGAGGCGGTACATGCCAGAACGGCTTGGGGTATTGACCACGATCCGGTGTTCCGCAATGAAGTCCAAGCCGTATTTGACGCGGCGAAGAAATCCGGGAATTTCCAGACTGACAGCTACATGTTCACCAACCTGCACGAGTTCATCGCCGAAGCATCGACCCGCCCAGAAATACAGGCTGCGCTCGACGCGCTTCCATCACCCAAGGGGAAAACCCTGTTTGGGAGAGTGCTTGATGCGATCCGTAAATTACTGGGCCTGCAGCCAGGCCAGAAGTCCATGCTGGATGATGTTCTGAAAATGGTTGAGATGGCTCCTGCACCGAAATACCCGCAGCGGACATCCGTGCTGGACATGCAATATTCTGAGCGCGGTCGTAGTATGGACTTCGCACGCGGCCCGGTGGCTGCCAATAAAGCCGTCCAGTCTGTGCTGTCCAAGGCGATGGACAATATCTCCAAGCTGAAACCCTCGTTTAACACGCAATATCTGAAGTGGTCACAGCTCACGCATATCGCGGACATGACGGGCAACCTGTTTGATCTGGCCAAGCATGATGAGGCTGGTAACAGAATCGCGCGCTGGGGTATGGGGGCAGTCAATCCGATCCGCGACAAAGTGGACAATATGATGAAGTCAGCGGCCATGGCCAAGACGTTCAACCACACCACCAAGAAGTTATACGACGGCATCCAGGGTCTGACCGACAAGCAACGCTCATCGCTCTATGATCTGATGGGTCAATATCAGCTGGCAAAGGTGTTCCCAAATTTGAAGTGGGAAGACCACGTATGGCTGACTGAAGCCGACAAGGATACGTACCGCCGGGCCAAGCAGCTCTACGCCCAGCCCGGTGTCGGTCGCATGTATGACGAGGTGGCCGCCCACAATAAGACGTTGCACGATGCCGGTATGGCATCACTGATCAAGAGCATGGGACAGATTTACGGTGCTCCAGAACATCTTTGGAGAGCGATCGACCCGGCCAAGGGCATGGGCAAAGAAGTCAAGGCCGTCACAGACTGGTCCATTACTGAGAAGCCGACCACCAAGGATCAGTTCGACCAAGCGCTGTCGTTGCACGAGGCCAAGAAGCAGGAAGCCTATTTCAGCATCGGGCGTGACGGTGACTACATGGTGAACTTCCACGTCAAGGATACGCCAGAGGCACACGCTGCCGTGCAGGCGGCGCTCAAACGCGCGGGTGTAGACAAACAGATCGTGGTCAAGCCAGGCGACACACACGTGTTCAGCATGTTCGACACGGCCAACGAGATGCTGACTGTCACCAAGCAGCTAGATACCCTGAACGCTGCAGGACATCTGGAGAAGCCATATAACGCAGGCAAGACTGTGGACAAGCTGCGTGAACTGGACTCCTCGGCGCCGAGCTTCATTCGAGGTATGCTGGCCAAGATTGACGACGATCCTAATCTGGCCGGGGCTGATCCCGAAATGGTGGCGCAACGTGATGCCCAGAAAGAACTCCTGCGCCGGATGTATATCAACATGCTACCCGAATCCAGCGTGTCCAAGTTCTACGCGCGTCGTTCCGGGACTCCTGGGTACTCATCGGACATGGCACGCAGCTTCGTCAAGCGCGCGGCAGCAGGGGCTTATTTCGTTTCCAACCACGCAACCCGTGCGGAGCAGACTATCGCCATGGCCCGCATTCGGGAAGCAGTCAGGGACTTCGGGGATTCTGGATCTGAGTTTTTCAACTTGGACAAGCAGCAAAAAGCTGTTGCAGTGCTGAACGAACTCAACCAGCGCACCGCAAACAACCTGAACCCGATAAATACCCCAACACAGGATGTGTTAGGTGCGATCGGCCACACATTCTACCTGTCAGCCAGCCCGTCATTCATCATTCAGAACTTGGCACAACCGTATCAGATCACACTCCCATATCTCGGGGGTCGGCATGGGTTCGTAGCTTCAGGTACGGCGCTGGCCGCTGCTGCCAAGGATGTAGTGCCTATGCTCAAGGACGCGATCCAGCAGGGGTACAAGGATGGCAAGTGGACCGGTGTTCTGGACGCCGCTATTCTGGTAGACCGCGCCAAGATCCCTGACGCGGACAAGCGCGCACTTAAGGCTCTGATCGCATCCGGTCGCGCCGATTGGACGCAAGGGGGAGAACTCAGCCATATTCAGGAAGGGCAGAACCCGCGCCTGCAGAACGCTGTGCGCTCGGCCAACCTTGCGTCTTATTATGGCGAGTCCTTGAACCGCATGCAGACCGCGCTGGCCACGTTCCGGCTGGAGATGAAAAGGAACGGCAACAACGAGGCCGCAGCCCACGAGCGCATGATCTCCGCAGTGGATGATACCCAAATCAACTACGCTTCAGAGAACCGGGCGCGAGCGATCGGCAAACATGGGATATTTGGTTCGGTGACGCCGCTGCTGTTCGCGTTCCAGCAGTTCAATCTCGGTGTGATGCAGACCCTGAGTAAACTGGTTATGCAGGCGCACGGTGCCGAGAAGGGATCTCCAGAGCGTGCAGAGGCGGTCAAGTCTCTTGCCGGGATGCTGGCGACGACGGGCGTGATGGCAGGCACCATGGGGCTGCCGCTGGTCGGAGCGATTACCGGTGCGTACAACGCGCTGGCCGGGGATGAAAACCATCCGCCTGATGCGGCCACGGATTACCAGAACTTCTTATCCGACATTGTTGGCCCTGATGGCGCGCGGGTCATTGCGCATGGGGCGATTAACTACGTTACCGGTGTGGATGCAGCTTCCAGACTTGGCCAGGAGAACCTGATGCCATTCACCCAGCTGTTCTCTCGGTTCGCTGATAGCCGGATGCAGCTTAAAGATCGTCTGGACTCCGGTGCGCTAGAGTTCATGGGTCCGATGATCGGAATGCCTGTGAACGTGGCCAAGGGTTTCGGCGAGATGGCGGACGGTGACCTGATGAAAGGTGCGATCCAGATGGCCCCCTCAGCGATCAAGGGTGGGTTGAAAGCATCCGATCTGGCGGAAAAGGGGTTCACCGACTCGCACGGCAATAAGTGGGGTGATGCAACTTCGTGGGACGTGGCTGTGCAGGCGATGAATTTCACACCTGAGACCAAAGCTACTCGCAACGAAGCCCAGCAAGGCGTGAGTGCAATAACTGGCGCACTGCACAACCGCGTATCCGAGCTGGAGAACAATTTCATCAAGGCTTACGAGGCCAAGGACGCTGAAGGCCGAGCACAGGCGCTGGACGATATCCGAGAGTTCCGGATGGCCCATCCAGACCAGCAGATAAACATCGGCGCTGCGCTGCGCAAGAGGGCAAAAGATCAGGCCGTCGAGAAGATGACCGGCGGGGTATCTGGACGAATCAAACAGACACCGTTCATCAAAGAACAAACTCGCTATACACAATAGGGTAAAATAGTATATAAACGCGGAAAATCAAGGGACGTAACCCATGGCCAACACACAGGATTTTGTCATCACCCAAGGCAAGACGTTCAGCCAAGTGCTGCGTTGGGAAGCCCCGCCGATTCTCTACAAGCCGATCACGTTGATTTCCAAGGTCGCGCCGGTGTTAATTAATGCTGCGAGCCACGGTATCCCAAGCGGGTGGCGTGTTGCTGTTGTGTCCGTGCTGGGCATGACCGAAATCAATGCGAAGAACACCCCGCCGCGTAACACCGACTACCACCAAGCAACTGTGGTAGACCCAAACACGATTGCGCTGAACGATGTCAATGCCTCCGGGTACACAGCGTATTCCTCCGGTGGATACCTGCAACTCAACACTCCAGTCGACCTGACCGGGTTCATCGCGCGCATGACGATCAAAGACCGCATCGCCGCTCCCAGCCTACTCACTTGCACCACTGGCGGAACGACGGGATTGACCCTGCCCACCGCTGCTGGCTCAGACGGAACGGCTGTATGGAGTGCTGCACCGGCTGGATCTTCCCGGTCGATCACATGGACACCGAGCACCGTGGTTACTGTCGGGCAGGTTATTGACACACATGAACTGCTGCGCTTGGACACGACCACCGCGCGCATCGCCATCGACACGGTGAACTATACCATCACGCTCACCATAGACGCAGCAACGACGGCAGCGATCAGCTGGACAACCGGCGTGTACGATCTGGAGATGGTGAGTGCTACCAACGTCGTGACCGGGCTGTTGAGCGGGAACATTTCAATTTCACAAGAAGTAACTACATAAGGAGAGAATCATGGCTGATCAGACCATTACCTCCGACGGTGTACAGGTCGCGGTCGTTAAGAACGCGGATCAATCCATCTCCGCGGTAAAGACTGATATACAGGTCGTAGCTGTAGCAGCGGAAAAAGCCGTTGCAGTTTCCACGGTAGACCGGCAAGTTGCCGCAGTCCAGCTGGATAGTTCCGTTGTAGTGAAGCAGCAAGATGTGACTGTGGTGGCATCCGGGCAGCAAGGCTTTTATTACGCTAACTACTAACGCAACAATTGTAATTAACGGGCAAATCTAATGCAAACACTTTGGAAACTATCACAAGCCTCTGCCACGCCTTCGACAACTTGGACTCAGGTACAGGCGATATTGCCTGTTGCGCCATGGTAATCAATTTTACTATTCAATACTGGCAACTAGCCCTAGCGTTCCCTTTCCTATTTTTCTTCGGCTACGTATTTTATGCTGGTTGCCTCAATGCTTGGAAGCCTTCTTTATCTCTGTGGATAAAGATTCCGCTTGGCATCGCAATATTGATATTCGGTGCGGGTGATGTGGCGTGGCGTTACTCTGGCGGGATGATCTTGATGCTAGACATTTCACACGGTTGGACGTTTAGCCAAACTCTGTGTTATTACTATCACCAAACAGGTTATAGAAAAGGCATAGCCAACTTCTTTGCGTGGCTTTTGAATCCGTTTAATGAGGGGCATATCTCCTAATGAGATACTTATAATATTCAACCATTTCAAAAACTACCCTGAGAAAAACAAAATGAGCGAAACATCAATAGTAGAAATAGCGTTAGCCGTCCTTGCGGGCCTAGTTGGGACAATATGGGCGATGCTTGTCGGTCAGATTAAAGACCTATACCATAAGCATGAAACTGATGAAAAAGAACTTATTAAACTACAGCTACAGATTGCAGATGGTTATCACAAAAAACCTGAAATTAAAGAGATGTTCGATGGGTTTAAAAAATACCTTGATGAAAAATTTGGCGATTTAAAAGCGTCGATAAATGAAGTGAATAATCGAAGGGAGCATTAATGGACGTTAGCCCAAACTGTATCAGCCTGATTAAACAATTCGAAGGCTTTAGAAGCAAGCCATATCTTTGTCCTGCTGGTATCCCGACGATTGGGTATGGTTCGACACACTACCCGAACGGCACAGCCGTAACGTTAGGCGATGGCGAGATAGACGAGGCAACTGCTACGGCTTACATATTGGCTACCCTTTCGCTGGACTACGTTCCTGCGGTCAATGCAATGGTTCAAGTGGATTTAAACCAGAATCAATTTGATGCGCTGGTAGACTTTGCTTACAACGCCGGCACACAGAATCTCCGCTCTTCAACTTTGGTGCGACTGGTTAACGCAGAAGCATTCGAAGCCGCTGCGGGGCAATTCGGATTATGGGTACATGCCGCTGGAGTAGTTTTGCAAGGTCTAGTTAATCGACGCGAGGCAGAGCGTATTCTGTTTACATCATGAGCTGGGGCGATACAGTCTTACTAATCATCCTCGCCATTGCAGTAACGGCGCTAATTCACGAGTGTATTTTAAAGTGGATGGATAAATGAAATTCCTACAAGACCTTTTTACAGAGCGCGACGGTGTAAGTTTTTGCATCGGTAGGGTATTGGGGGGCGCGTCAATAATCGAGATGATGGTTAAATTCGCCGACATTAATCACGTTGACTACCAATCTTTCGCTATCGGTGTGGCGGCCTTAATTGGTGCGCTGGCAGCAAAGAACTACTCGGAGAAATAATATGTCAGCAAGAACGATAATTGAAATCCTCGCAGGCGTATTCCTTTCCATCCTGCTTTGGAATTCCACACGAGATCATCCTGCACCTGTCGGTCAGTACGTTGCCCCACAGAAAGCTCCAGAATTAAAGATCATCCCGACAGAACAACTAACCTGCAAGCCTATTACTGTCTATGTCCCAATTGCCAAAACGGAAGTTGATTTGCCTGCGGAAGTCGCACAAGACACGAACAAGTTTGTACTTGATGCGAACACTATTAAATCAGATCGCCACCCGCAAGAATTGGTTACAGTTTACGATGACAAAAGCGGGAAGGTTACATCTCTTATTCGTGAAAAAGACTACCCTTGGTTGCAAGCCCTGCAAACGGGATATATCGGCGTTGGTTATGACTTCAACCACTCTGAGTACACAGCCTTCGTCCATGAGGATTTAATCGCCGTTAAAGCCCTTAGATTCGGTGTAGATGCGAGTGCGTCAAGGAGTGCGGTTAGTTATGGGGTCAGTACGTCTTGGGGTTGGTAATAAAATTCTCCATGATGTAATTTGGAATTGCCCACTCATTCGTTAGGAGACAAGAACCGGACCTGCTCAACTCTCACGTTCCCCATGCGCCCATCTGCGTACTCAATTATTGCGGTAGAGTAATTCGCCGCTCCGTTTTCAAACTCTTCATAGTCAACGCCGAACTGGTGGAATATAGCAATTCCGAGTTCCTCAAACTTTTGCTTTCCATCTTCCTGCTTCTTCCACCCAGACACCATTACGTTTCGCATTTCATATCCTCTTCTAAAAAGTCTCCTAAGCCGCCGTTCGAGCGGGACTGAACGAATCAGCCGTTCAGCCCCTCAACTCTACGTTAGGCGGCAAAGTGTTTGCTCCAAATACGCTCAACTATTTCAACCTGTTTCGCGCTCAAGTTTCGAGTGTCTTTTTTCGCGGCCAAGTAACGCTCAAGGATGCTCGTTACAAAATCGTTCTCCCACTCCGTTAGGTCGCTGGTGTCCCGCATTCCGTCAAGCTGCTCTATCATCGTGCCAAGTGATGCCATGTTGTTATCTCCAAATTTCCCGCCTAACCCGGCGGTCAAGTGGGAATGAAACGAAGCAGCCGTTCAGCCCCTCAACTCTACGTTATGCATACATGGATTCCCGGCTTTATGGGTATAGCCATGACAGTCATCGCACCATGCGCTATCGTCTGATGTTGAGCCGGTTATTTCTGCGTTAGCCGCCTTAATCACGACTGCGCCAGCCAGCAGGACAGTAAACCGCGTTATGTTGTGTCTATGCCAGTTAATCAGCGTCCTGGTGCTGGTGTTGCTGATCTTTGCGAGTTCGGCAAGGCTTTTCATCCCTGCCGCTTTGCATTGTTCGCTGGGAGTCATTTATATTGACGAGCCATGAAAGCTTTGGACTCGTACCCGAAAATTGTCTCAATGTTTGGATCAACAGACCCCAGAGGATAATCGCGCAAAACCCAATCCGGCGATTCCCCAAGCTCGGCAATATTTTCAAAATGCTGCCCTTTACCGCATTGCGCTTTCATCATCTCTTGGCTTGTCATGTTATCCGCTCCTTTATTCATCCGGTCTCTCTCAACCGTGAAAACAGTATAATGAAACTATTTCAATTTGTCAAGCAATAATTTCATGATTCTCAAATTTTATACAAACCGCGCCTTTTAACACCACATCGAATAAAATAGATTTATCTGCGTGCCAGTTAATTAATGTCCTTGTACTGACGGTGCTTATTCGTGATAACTCAGAAAGGCTCGATAGACCTGCATCCTTGCATCTTACGCTTGGTGATCCGATCGTTCTAACATCCACTTCCATGCCCTGATGCGCTATATTGTGCAAAGGTTTTTCGGCTTGAATTGCCATCTTCTCCGCTGCCAATGCCAGCTTCAAACTTTCAAACTTTTCAATTTCGATTCGGTCTATAAATTCAAACCACGGCGCGGTTTCCTTGTGCTGCCCAAGCCGATATACGGCGTTTATCGAAATCCCAACATAAAGCAATTCACCTGCATTGTTAAAATAACGATATAAGCTAGTCATGATATTTACCATTTGTTTTGATAAGCAATCATATCATAATACCTTGCATAGTGCAATTATTGCCTTGAAATAGTTTCAGTTTTCCACTGCGTTGCACGGCGGCTAACCCATCATTCAAGAGGGACAGGCCGCTTCTGGCCTGCCCTCAGCTACACGTTAGGCGGTGTCCATCCAAGTCCATCCAAGTTCAATAAGTTTCGCCCTAAGCTTGGTATCGCGTCCGCTTCGCTCGCGTCCATTCTTAAATGCACAAACGGATATTTTTCTCGCGTCATCAAGGCCATTTCGTTATGCGCGGACATTATCTGTTCTTTTAGGTCTTTGTCTCTCGCAATTAAAGCCTCCAATGCGTCCGCCGCTTCGTCTGCCAATGTATCGGCATCTTCAAATTCTGGTGGGCGACCCAGCGCGTCTTGAAGTTCGCGAAGTCGCTCAATTAGTTGTTTATGATCTGTCATAGTTCACCCCTCATTGCTTCCGCCAAGTGCCGCAAGCACCGTTCCAGCTACGCACAACAGCCACGAAATAATGTAGTTCATGATCCAAACGCCTTTCCCATGTTTTTATATCCAGCTTGCCGAAATTTAAAAAGCTCCAATCCTGCTTCGTACCCTATCTGGTACGCCTCGCCGCATTCTGGGTCGCCGTGCGGTGTTTTGCTCAGGTCAAGACCATCACCTTGCGAACCATGCCCGTATCCTGATTCGTAGCTGTCACAAATTACATATATTCTGCTTGGCATTTTTTCTCCTTGTTTAAAAAACTTCTAACCTGCCGTTCGAGTCGGACGCGATGAAGCCGCGCCGCTCAACTCTACGTTGGGCACATAGTTGGTTGGACCATTCAACGACCCTGCCATGGTTTAAAATGAACAGCGCCGAAGCTTTGTCTCCCATAAACAGGGCAGTTTTCTCAACCCCTCACTTGCGTTTGCGTATAGGTCTAAATCCAACCAACTATGTGTCTAACCCTACGTTCAACTTTCGTTCCGCTTCGCTCCACCGGCTGGCGTAGCCAGTCCGGTTATTTCTACGTTAAAAATCAATCGTAACGCCAAAAACAATAGCCGGAATTTTACCCTGATCTGCATCCACTGGTGCTGAATTTTCCCAAATTAAATAATGCCCGAAGTTTTGTCACTCCCCAATCTGGTCATATCCAACTCCCAACACCGCACTTGGCCCTTGCCGAAGTCGGTTCCCTTGCCTAGCACGATCAGCTTGTTGCGATCAAGTAGAATCCCCCGCAGTTCCAAGTCATTCTGGATGGCGCTGTAATTGGCACCAGTCTCTTGACAATACCGTTTGAACTCACTTTTCATCACGTACATTTTTTTGGTATCTGTCTCGTGGCGTATCGAGAGCGCTCCGCGCGGAGCTTGGTCAACTCGTGGCGCGATGTTGGAATTCAGCGTCTGTGCCACCACCAAAGTCTCACCGACCTTTGACTCCAGGAACTCCGAGATCGTTTCCTTGGGGGCCGAGATGTGCTCCACGATATTGCTCCGGATGCCAACGATCTGCTTGATGATCCACTCGAAGTCCTGTTCGATGGGCCAGCCTTCCAAGAGGCCCAGCTTACGCGCAGCGAGCGCCCCGGTGAAATTCGCAGCTACCACGGCTGACCAGTAGCGTTCGGCGGCGGTGATCTGCGCCTTGGCGTCCACCATCAGCATCATCTTTTCCACACGCTCCTTGACCGTCGCGTAGTTCTGTACAACAAATTGCAGAAACACCGGACCAGCGTGGCCGTAGTTATTCTTGATGTCCCGCAGGAACTGGTCAGCTTCACCCTTGGAATGGCTCGTAGGCGTCGGGAACGAGAGCTGGAACAGACGCATCGCCTCGGCGGTGGCATCAGCCCGGCTACTGGCCAGTACGTGGTATAGGTTCGTGTTTGCAGACGCCAGCACCATGCCCTCCCAGAACAGTGTGTTTTTGCGGATCTCGCGGGTCTGGGTGACGACATCCTTTGGCTTACCTTGAGGTGCGGCCAGGCAGAACCTGCCAAATACTTCAGGCCGCATACGGGTGACTTCATCCAGATGGAACAGGATACTACTACGCGCTGCGTAGAGCAGGTACAGGGCGTTCTCTGTGGCTCCAGACTCGTTGCCATCCACCTTGAGTTCTTCTGGGTGCCCCATGATCGAATTGGCTGCGAACGTTGCGGTGGTCTTGCCCGCGCCTGACTCCCCGGTGGCAGCGACGACAACCCCCTTGTGGCCGGTCATATGTAGTAGCGGGCTGCCGAAGCCGCAGTAAACAGCGAAGCGGTGAGCCTCGTGGTCGCGGGCCTTGTAGAAGCTCATGGCTTGCTTCCAACCTTCCAGCGTGCCAGCGGTGCCAAGGCCGCGTACAGCCTCAGTGATGTCAGCGGAGATCGGGTGCTGCTCGGTGGTGCCATCGGATTTAAACAGCGACCCTCCCAAAACATACTTGGTGTACTTGTCGCGCCAACCAAGACGAGAGAACATTTTTTCGGTGGCAGTCGTTTTCTGGAGTGCTCGGATGTAGGCGGTCATAAAAGTTATCGTAGCCTTTGCTTGTGGTGTTGTGACATACAATCCCTTGCCGAGTATCTCGGTGTGGAGGGCTTCTGCCTTGGCCAACATGCCTTGCGGCAGGGTGAAGTCGCGTTTGGTGCCATCATCGGTGATCACTCGCCACAGGGTTGACTCTGAATCGCTGCGCTCGTTGTGCGACCGGCTGACCGGGTAGAGATCGTAGGGGCATATGAGCATGTCCACGACTGGAACCTTGTTGCCATTCTCATCCATCGCACCGGTATCCGCGCCCGGTAAAAACACGCCCTTCTTGTCCACGAACTTGTATGGATGTGGTGGTTGTGGCTTTTCTTCCTTCACCCACTGGCCAGTGTCCTCGTCCTTGTAGGTGACTGGCATCGGCACATGCTTGCTGCCTTCATAACCCAATACGATCGGGGAGTTGATACTGCCTTTATGCGTACACCCCGCGCACTGGTTGTCACTCTGTTCACAAAACGTACTACACAGTGTTGGCTTGATTTGCTGCTCTTTGAGACGGTAAATCTTGCGCTGCATTTCAGCCTGATCAAACTCCGGGTGGTTGCGCGAGATTCTTAAACAAGACTCTTCGGAGTCCTCGGTGTACATCGCCAGCCCCAGCCCCAGCAACCATGTCTTGCCGCTTGGTCCGCCGGTCTTTTCGATGTTGCGCATCGTGGCGCAGTGCCCGAGGATTTTGCTCAGTTCAGATGCCGGGTACTCGATCGCGGTGTTGTCGCCAAATACAGACGTGGCTTGCGGTACTACTATGTCGATAACGCTGCGCGGGGTGATCGAGTAGCGCGCGGCAAGATTCAGGACGGCGGTGATCAGGGTCTGGTTCGGGTACGGTGCCACATCCTTGAGCAGCGCCACCAGGCGCTTATTGCCCTTAATCTTGTAATTGTGCGTGCCGATGACGCGAAGTACGCGCGAATAGTCGGCGGTGATTGTCGGGTCTGTCTTGAGTCCGTAGGCTGCCAACGATGCCTTGAGCGTGACGGCCAAGCCCTTCCACTCACCCGCATCCATCGCTTCTTCAAACGGCCAGTAAGCGTGGATACCGCCTCCAGAGTTCACCAGCATGGGCGCGGGGAACTGGGTTGTCTTGCAAAACTCCTTGAGCGAAGTCAGGGCTTCGACTTGGGATTGGTATTTCTTTTCTTCTTCACCCACATCCAGGTCGATGAACAGGCACTTAAGTTTGGCGATATTATGCCCGACACGGACTTCCTTTTTCCGGTTTTTCGGGTTGACCACGAAGGTAGCTTTGAGGCTGCCCAAGCCCATATAGACATCCTTGCCCTTGCCGTCAAACTCCAGCGCCCACTTGGCCGCTTCGTCTACCGTGTTGCATACTTCGTGTCTGAACCCTTTGCCCGCCGGTGTGGCCACTACGATCAGACCATCCGGTAATACTTTGCGCAAAAAATTGACTGTCACGGCTGGCGTCCTTTGAATTTTATTTTGGCAGGGTCTGGAAGTTTACCCCCGGTAGCCGCAATGGCAAGCTACATAAGCAAAAGCTAATCTACCAGTACCCCGTCGAAGTGGTATGTCTACCCCGCGAGTTGATACTGATAGGTGGCTCTCACACCAGCCCCCTCAGCTTAAGAGTTTCAGAACTAGGTTCGTCGGCTCCAGCAAGGCAGGGTCACATTTCTTTACATATCCCACTCGGCGGCCAGTGCTGCCAGCGCGTCGGAGGGTGCTGCAGCTGCCACAGGTTCAGCAGGCTTGGATGGAGCTGCCGCCGATACCTTGGGTTCGCGCTTGGGCTTCTCGGTCTTGGTCGCAGCGGCTTCGGGCTTCTTCTGCTCGGTTGCAGTTTCGCCTGCTCCGCCGAACCCGTCGTCTTCCACCACCGGCTTGGCCGGTGCTGCGGTCGCTGCAGGCTTGGCAGTATCTTCAGGAGTGATGGCTGCATCCGGGTCGCATATCTTGCCAAACAGCAGCTTGATCACATCGTCAGAGGTGGCGTGACCAGTCTTGTCGTAGACCGCAACTTCCTTGACAGCGGAGACTTCCTTGAACTGCGCGTGTTTGGCGTCATCCAGATAACGCACGGCCTTGAACAGCAGCTTCGGGTGCTCGGTGTTGTCGAACTTGATGCGGGTCACGATCTCGGCGGTATGTTTCACACCCTTGGCACGGATGTCGCCCACATAGTTGTCCCATGCGAACCAGCCCTCAGCATCGTTCTGGGTGTTTTCCTTGTCCCAGATAGAGGTAATCGGCAAGACCATCTGCAGCGGGGGAATACCCAGCTTGGCATTGCGCAACATCGCTTCCGGCCAGACAGCCAGGCGCTTCTTGGTATCGCAGGCGTAGCCTTCCTTGCCGTTGCGGATCTTGGAACCCTTGACGCTCTTGGGGCACGCGGCACAGGTGGCAGCTTGGGGCTGCGCGATTTCCTTGTCCGGAACCTTGCCGTCGCTGGAATAGCAGGCGGGCATCTGGTTCTCGCCGGGGGTGTATTCCTTGGCAAAGAACGTGCGGCTGCGGTTGGGGTTCATGTCCAGCACCACCACGTTGACGAATTGCAGGTTCACCAGCTCACCGGTGTCGGTGTCGGTCTTGGTCAGAACCTTGGCCTCGCCGTCAACCTTCATGGTGAACTTCTTACCCGCGATGGTCAGCGACGGGATAGAAACTTTTTCCTTGATGTTGCCAGCATCGCCGAAGGCTTCGTCCAGATGTGCAGGACGTGCCAAACCGCCGATAGTGTTGAGTGCTACTTGTGTTAATGTCATTTACTTCTCCTTAGCTAAAGGTGTTTGCTACGAATCCCCGTAGCGGGTACTTCTACTTAAAAATACCGAGATGCCCAAAATAAAACACAGCGAATATGAGTACGCATCCGAGAGCAATACCGATCAATCCAGGCACAACCGTTACCTGCAAAGCCCACAACCACTCTCTGAAAATTTCCTTGTTGCGGCCGTTCACAGCTTCAACCCCAGCGCATTCGCCACGATCACCAGATGTTTCGCTTGGGTCTTGGCATCTTCCAGCGCGTTGTGGGCGCAGGTGTTTTTCGGAGCCAAGCTCTTGGCCGCTGGGTGCAGGCCGAGGATGGTGCGATGGCAGCGCGAGTTGTAATACTTCCACGGAATAGGCTGTCCGATCTTGCTGTACGCCACATCCAGCAGGGGCTGGTCGAAGTTGGCACCATTGCTCCAGACTTTCATGTTCGGAGTGATGAACTGCGACAACATTTCCAGAGAATCGGCGAGTAAGTCATATTTCTCAGGATCTTCCGCGTCGGCTAGAACTTGGCGTGCTTCGGGCGATTGTTTTTTCCACCAGTCCAGCGTGCTCTGGTCAACAGTCAACCCTCTGAGTTCAGAATTCGCGCGGCCTACCACGCAGTAGAACTCACGGCCTAAACACTCCTCGACGGGTTTGGTTGGGTCGAACAGCACCGCGCCGATGGACAGGATGACGCTGCCCGGCAGCGTGCCAAGGGTTTCAAGGTCAATCATTACGTGATCAAATGCCATTACTTTTTCTCCTTATATTGGCAGCTTGAATCGTATTGCATCAGGTGGTTGAGTCTCTCCGCTGTGGTTGCGTATGCGACCGCCAGCTGCACGACAAGTTTTTCGAGCTTTTCGATCTTGGCTTCCGCCTGTTCAATGGCACCTCCGCT